GCCACCAGCGCCCGTCACAATCGCAGTGATGGTGAAGGTCTTCAGTTGGCCGGTGTCGGCTTTGCTGATGTGGTGCACCGCATTAACGCCGGCCAGGGTGAAGCGGTCGCCTACTTTCACGGTGCCGGAGGTCACAGTGATTGCCAGGTTCTGATAACGGTTGTCCACGTTCGCGGTTTCACCGGTAGACGCGGTACTGGTCGCCTTCGGAACGTAACGCTGGTTGGCGCCGTTCACGGTGACAGTGACACCGGCAGCGGCAGCCAGGCGATAGGTGTAGTCGGACTTGAAGGTTTCGAATCCCGCCACGCGGCCCACGAAGGCATTCTCGTAGGCGTTATTCACCTTCACGTTCGCCGAGGTCTGCGGCTTGGCCAGCGAGCTTGCCATGCTGTTGTAATCGCGGGCATGCAGGACTGCCACACGGCGCGATACGTCACCTACCAGACCTTGTTCCACCATTACGGAGTCGGCAGCAGCCAGGTCATCGTAGCCCGATGCGGCAGTGGTTCGCTTCGCAACCAGCGTACCTTGCAGGCCGGCCACGTTGGCCACCGCGACGTTGATGTCGGTAGCCAGTCGCTGCATGGCGCTTTGCAACTTGCGTTCGCGCTGCTGCTTGTCGTTCAGGTCGTTGCTGGTCATGGTCCAGGGCACGGTTTTGTCGAAGCCCAGGCTGATCGGAACGGAGAGCTGCGTCACATCCGAGAACGAGGATGCAATGCTGGTGCCTGCAGGGCCGTCCGTCGAAACACTGATGTACGGCACAGGGCGCCAGATTTGCGTGCCTTGCGAGCGCTCCAGCACGACAGGGTCAGCGTTGAAGCGGGAAACGTTCTTGCCGAAGGTCAGCAGGTCGTCAAAACCTGCCAGCATCTGGTCGAAGAACACTGTTTCTTGTTTGGAAAATGCGGTTGCCATTTCGTTGTCCTTTTAGATTACGCCGCCTTTTGCTTCTGCTGGCGATGGTACGCGACGACCTTGCTTCGGTCTCCGGTACGATCCGCTTCCGCTTCCAGGCGGCCAAGTTCTGCATCGGCCCCCAGCGATGCCGGGGAACTTCCGCGCACGCTGGTTTCAGCGGGTGGCGCGGGTTTGCGAGTTGTAGTCTTCACTTGGGCTTCCAGTTTCACCAACGCCTTGGCGAACAAAATTGGGTCGGAGATAGCGGCAAGTTCCTTTGCTTTCGCAGGGTTCTTGCCCAGCGCATAGGCAACGAGAGTAGGGTTGTCGGCGGCGTGAACGATGATGCCCTGCTGTGTCACGTTGAGCGTGGTTTTCACCACGTCCTCTGCCTCTTCGAAGTCCGAAACCTGCAACTTCGCTTTACCCTCTTCGTAGCCGCGATACTTGGCTGCGTATTGCTCTTGTGCGGCCCGTTGCGCGGCTTCTTCCTTGGCTTGGGCTTCCTTCTTGGCCGCATTCTTCGCGGTCCATTCGGTCAGCTTCTGCTCAAAGGCTTCCTCGTCGTACTCGCAATCGGCAAGGGTCGGCTTCTTGTCGTCGGTCGCTTGGCTCTGCGTCTCGCGCTTTGCCGCTGCTTCCTCCAGTTCACGAATCCGTTTTGCCTTCTCGCGGTTCTCTTTGCGCAGCTCGCGCACCCATTCGGGCGCCGAGTTCGTATCTTCGTCGGACGGTGGCGGGTCGTCCCCGATGCTCACAACCAGTTGTTCCGGTTCAGTTTCCGCTGCCTCTGGTGGCGTCTCGCCGCCTTCAGTTGGCGTTTCCTGGTCGATTACCTGGTCTTCTGCGTCTGGCGCTGGCGTTGCGCCTTCGGTATCTGCCTGTACATTCATCTTTTAGCCCTTATAAACTCGCCGATTGTTGGACGGCGGAACCATGCACGGATATTAGTTGCAATTTTTTATGATTGCAACTAATTCCCAAGACACATTTCACAAAACTATTGCTGTTGAGCTGGTGCTGTCTGTGCAGTTTGTGCGCCGCTAGCAAGAATTCCATGCAGCAACGAAATAGCATCCAGCACCTGTTGCTTGTTCGCCGTATCGATGCTGGCGAGCGTCTTGAGCGCGTCGGCCTGCGCTTTGTCGGCATTCGCATGGGACAGTTGAGTATCGGCAATGGCCTTCTGAGCATCGGCTTGCTGCTTCTGCGCTGCGGCCATCAGGTATTGCGCATTCGGGTCCGGCTGCTGATTGGCGGCTTCCTGCTGGAGTTGGGCTTTTTCCTCTTCGCTTGGCTGAACCACGCCGGCACGCACCAGCTTGTTGCGGAAGTAGGCGTGCACATCGCCCAGACCTTCGCCTTCCAGGTTCATGATGGCGAGCGAGGTCAGTACCTGCTGCGTTTCCGGGTCGGTATTCAGTTGCAGCAGTCCAGTGACGGCCCGTACCAAGGCCGCACGGCGCGAATTGGACGATGGGCCGACATCCACAGCGACATCGAATGTCGCATCGGTAAGGTCGTTCTTAGTGATCTGTTCGCCTTCTTCGCCGATGGATGGCTGCTGCAGGACCACGCTGCCCGCTGTCTGCCCGTCGCTGGCAAGCGTTTTCATCTTGCGCTCATCCTCTGTGTACAGCTCGCGCGCCATCGACAGCCAGATTTCGCCTCCGCGCTTCACGGCCTTGGCCATGTTCGACATGTAAATGAAAACCTGCATGTCGAGCCTGTTTTGCACCAACTCGACCGCTTTGCCTGACATGTTCGGCTGAAGTTCCTCGCCGGCCTGTTGGTTGCCAAGCAAGTCTTGCAGGTCCTGCTCGGTGATCTGCAGCAATGCGGCCAGGGCCGGCGGCACGCTCGGGGCTTTGGTGTAGCCAATCGGTTGCGGCGGCAGTGTCGATCCGTCCGGGCCTTCCATCGGATTGACCAGTACATAGGGATAGCGCTTGACCGGATCGTCGGCCCACATCTGCTGATGGCCGGCGATCTGCTCGGGGGCAAAGATTGGCTTTTCGACCGGAGACATAGTGCTAATCTCGGCCAGCCACGACACGATCATGTTCTTCAGGCGCTGGGCATCCTTTGCCAGGCGCACATGACCCATGCAGCGCTCAATGCCGTCCACATACCAACGCTTGCCGTAGACCGGGACAATCGGGATGTACTCGCCGGCCAGCAAGCCGCAGTCTTCCAGCACGCGGTTGCCGTTCACGATGTACTTGTGCACGCGCTGCCGTTTGATGCGCTTCTGCCGTACTTCTTGGAAGCCTCGGGCGCGCAGCTCGGCGTCTTTCTCCGGGTTGGCCTTCAGTTCCTCATCAGTGACGCGCAGTTCGTTCGGCTCGCTATCGTCCAGGCTGATGCCGCGATAGAAATGCACCAGTTCGCTGACCATTTCGATTTCGTAATATTCGGCCACGTAGACCACGCGCGGCGTCCACCAGTCGAAGAACCAGTTCAGTTGCGGCTTCGGCCAGGAATTCGTGTCTTCGTCATATTCGTCCTTGTATGCCTCAGGCGTCATGGCGTAGATGACTGTGCAATGCTGGGCGTCTGACTTATCCTGCCGTTTGGCGCCACGGTCGAAGAACACGGATGAGTCGGCGTCGAAGATCGGTTCCAGGCGGATGCGCTGGCGCGAGTCGTCGTCGTCACTCTCGTTCTCGTAGCATGCGCGCAGACGGTAAGCGCCGAAGCCGCCTCCTACCGCTTCCTCATAGGCATTGTCGTACGCCTCCTGAGCGCCGCTGTCCTGCTCGTCGGCCCGGTACAGGCCGTCGCACACGTCCGCCAGGTCGTCGCCATCTTCGCCCGTCTTGCTGGTGAAGTCCACGGTGATCCGGTTGTTGCGGTACTCACTGATGATGCGCATGACCGCCAAGTGAATCTTGTTCAGCTCAAACTTCGGCTTGTTGGCGAACTGTTCGGACAGCGGGCCTTCCCACTGCGCGCCGGCAATCGAGTACATGCGGCGATCTGCCAGGCATTGCTTGCGTTCCTCGTACACTGCCGTGTAATCGAGGTCGAATTCTCGCAATGCGCGCTCGTGCACGCGCTTGAGCCGTTCTTCTTTGCTGATGGTCATTTCTTGCCTTTCTTTACCGGTGCGCGCTTGACGCCTTCCGCCGCCAGCTTCTTTGCCGTTGCTTGCGGGATGCCCACGCTCTTCGCGATCTTCGGGTTGTGCTCTGCGGCACGGAATAATTTGTTCTGCTTGGCGGTGTATGGCATGGCGGTTCCTTTACAGCGTGTAGGTGTGCGCTTCGTAGCTGCAACTCACTGTCATGGAGTTGGCACTGGTGTAGATGTTTTGCACGATGAAATTGGAGCGTGCCGGTACACGGATGTATGTATGCGCATCTAATGCATAAGGCCGAACGTCAGTGGTTGCGATTCGGCGCGGTGCCGTGATGTTGCCGTTTGGGTTGCGGAACATCAGCAGGAAGTCTGCACCGCGTGTCTGACCACCACCAGCCGATGACAGAATCTGCACTTCAAGCGCGCGAATCAGAGTGGTGGCATTGACCGGAGCGGTATAAATGGCTTGACACAGCCCGGCCTGAAGAATCGGGATTACGCCGCGCACTTTCGTATTGTCGCCTGCGCTGCCGGCCACTCGGATTGTGAGGTCTCCGGCATTGCGTCGTCGCTGGGCAGCGTTATTGACACCAACAGTCGTTGCGACGTTCAACCATGCATAAGTGGCACCGGCTGGGAATACGACTGGAGTCGTTCCGTTCAGGTCCACCGTGAACACGGCAAGCTGGTTGTAAGCGAAGTCGAGCGCTGTGATGGAAACTCGTTCGGCACCGGAGCCGCCAAGCACATCGTTGGCGCTGCTAGATACAATCTCCCAGGATTCATTGGCGGTCGCGAATGTAATCTCGTCATTCACGCCCCCCCAGATGTCTTTCCCGGTAGCGATATTGTTAAATGCCGTAGGAATTGCGCGGTAGCTGAACAGCGAAGACCGGACCACGCCGGTCACGCGCCCCAGCAGCACATTAGCGCTGTAATCCCCCGATGCCATCTGTCCAGTGTCCACGGCTGCTCCCAATTGTTAAATTTGCCCGATTGTATCGCTATTTCCTTGAGAAATGAGAAACCATGGGGATTGGCGTGAAGTTTTGGGCTTTGTTTTGCGCCGGCAACGTCTGAACTGCCTTGATGGCGTCAAACATCGGGTCAAGCTGGTCATCGTGCGTTCCGCCAGGGAAGGCGGACGATTCCGACAGGAAGTCAGATAGCCATGGAGCGTCCATCGGCAGCAGCACGTTGCCCGACTCGATGAACGGCGCCGAATCATGGCCGCGCGATATCTTGTCTTTGTTGCGCTGCACACCAGTGACCGCGATCCCTTCTCGGCGTAGCGTCTGGATCAGTCCGGTCCCTGATACTTTGTCCTCGACCTGCATGCCCCGCAGAGGCGCCAGTGTGCTTGCCTTCTGCTTATTCCAGAATGCCCGCGCGTTCACCAGCAGTTCAGGCGCTTCCCATTTGCCGCGAAGCTGGTCCAGCAGCACAGCCTGTCCCACGGTCGACCGACCCCAGCATTGCAATACACTGTAGTCGTTCTCTTCGCCGGTCTTCTGCGCCGTGTCTACAGTGATGATGCGCCAATCCAGCGCCGGAATGGATGTGTAGTATCGATACCACGCTTCCTTGATGATACCGCCGCCGCGTGGAGCTGGTCGCTGCTGGAGCTGGCCGGCTGTGCCGTACGAGCCAAGCGTCTTCTCAAGCTCGCGCACCTGTTCTTCGCTGAATCGTTCCGGGAACATCAATTCGCCGTCATGCTGACGCGGATCGGACCAGCCAAGCGATGTAACACAGCGATGCCCGACTTCGAATCGCATCGGGATGCACAGGTGCACATAGGGCAGTCCCATGTCGAGAATCACGCCGCTGGTGTCCTTCTCGTTCAGGCGCTGCATCACAACGATGATGGCCGACTTCTCGGAGTTGACGCGGGTTGGAAGTGTTTCCGTGAAGGCAATCCTTGCCTCTTCCAGGCGTGCCTCCGAATTGGCATTGTCCGCGCTGATCGGGTCATCGAGGATCACGCGATCGCCGCGAACACCGGTCATCGAGGTAAAGGCGCGTGCCTGGCGGAATCCCTTGTGTGTGTTGCCGAACTCGCGCTTGCCGTCCATGTCCCGGGCAAACTCCATGGGCCAGAGCGCCTGATACCACCACGATTTGATCAAATCACGGCAACGCCGGCTGTCGCGGATAGCCAGTGTCTCTTCATGGGCAGTGCCGACAATGCGCATTTCCGGCATGTTGCGCGGCCCCCATTCCCAGGCTGGCCAGATGACGCCCGTCAGCAGAGATTTCATCGTGCCAGGCGGGACGTTCATCAGCAGGCGGGTAATCTCGCCGCGCGTCACGGCCTCCAGGTGCTCGCAGATGGCATCTAGTGCCCATCCCCATTTCAGGGGAGTTCCCGGCTCCAGCACGCGCCAGGCGCGTTTAGCGAATTCGGCAAGTGAACGGCTGCAAAGTTCACGCTCGACCGCCAGCAGATCAGCTTGCGTCAGCAGCATCTTTTGCCTTGAGTATTTCAGCCAGCGTCTCGCTCGACAGGCCGGCCACATTCAATGATGCCTCAGTCTGGATGGGACCCCCAGCAGCGCCAGTCAACTCCTGTTGGCGAGTGTCGCGCCATTCGTCCTTGCGTCGGTTCTTGAGCCAGAAGATTGCAGCGGTCGTGTCTGGAGGGTAATGCTTGACGATTGGCGTCTGGATGACTTGCCCTTCGATGACGCGAATATCAACTTCGTCATGCCGATAGCCGGTGGCGCGTTCGAACAGACTGCGCTCAACTCGGTCATCCGCT